TTCTCCGCCACCTGGCGAGATATAACGAGTCCATGACTTCGGCTCTCAAGCAGAACAGCGACGCCATTTGTCAAGTAGCAAAGGCGCTGGCCAAACTGGAAGAGCGAGTCGAGTCCATGCATCAGGAGATGCGGGAGAGGGAAAGACAATGAGCAGGCGTAAGTTGCTACGCTTTGGAATGAAGCAAGCCAAGAAGGTTGCTCGCAGTGCCGAGAAACAACTGCGTGCACACTTTCAGGTTCAAGCGAGGGGCACACCAGCAAGGCATGCCACTCGAAACTACGGCTTGAGAAGCACTCCCTCGAAACTGCTGGACCGCAAGGACCTCTCGTCACTGCGCCGAGGCAAGGCTGATTACAGCAAACTTGCAAGCAAGATGGTGCAACAAGTAATGTCCAAGCGACCCGGATACAGTAGGTTTATCAAGCCTACAAAGACAGATCCACCTGGTTTCCCGAGAAGGAGGAGGCGAAGATGAGTAGATCAAGAGCACTTAAAAACCTTGCTAAGGCCTTGAGCAAGAAACTATCCGTTGCGGGCAAACGCAGGCCTGCGGCTTTCTCTACTAAAAAGGCTATGAGGAAGCCAGGAAAACCAACAAAAATCCAGCGCTCAGGAAGAATGTCCAACCTTGAACTGGCTGAGTTGCGTGGTGGCGATGCCGGAATGGAACGTGCCGCTAAAGCCATGGCTCGCAGTGAGTACTTGACCGGGAGGTCTATCGGGGGAAAAACACAGCACATTCTTGAGCGTGCTCGTGATGCGGGTGAACGTACCGCTCGCAAGGATTTCCTTGCTTCGGGAAGGAAAGTCAGAAACACCAGAAAAGGCGTCAGCCTCAAGAGAAAGTCATATAAGAGAAAGAGAAGATCATGAAGTACCTATTGATCCTCATACTGCTGGCGGGATGCACTGTCAGCAAGGAGCACGTCCTGGTACCAGGTGAAACACCCACCACTGTGGAGCGGGTTGTCGTTGAGGGGCCTGGCGGCGACATGGTGACCGTCGGTGTTGAGACTATCGAAAGGCTCGCACCGTTACTGCCGGAGCCCTGGAACACCCTTGTCGTCGCCCTGACGGCTGGTTTTTCTGCGGCTACTGCAGGCTGGGTCTTCCGCTCTCGCAAAGAGAAGAAGGAGCAGGCATGAGTCTGTATAGAAATATCCACGCTAAACGTAAGCGGATCGCAGGTGGCAGTGGGGAAAAGATGCGCAAGCCTGGAAGCAAGGGGGCACCCACCAACGCCGCATTTAAGAAGGCCGCCAAGACTGCCAAGAAACGGAAGCGCTAGTGGCGAAGAAGCAAGTCAACAAGAAAGCCATGCCCTGCAATAAACCCAAGCGGCAGGTGCAAGGTGGCAAGAAGTTTGTCGTCAAGGCTTGCTCCGGCGGCACCGAGAAGATCATTCGCTTCGGCGACGCCAACATGAAGATCAAGAAGAACAATCCAGCAAGACGCAAGTCTTTCCGGGCACGACACAAATGTTCCACTGCAAAGAACAAACTCACCGCACGCTACTGGTCGTGCAAGAAATGGTAGGTTTACATGCCAAAGGTAAACGGTAAGAAGTATCCTTACACCAAAGCAGGCAAGGCGGCGGCCAAGAAAGCCAAGGCCAAGAAGAAGAAGAAGAAGTGAAAGAGGGGGTGATCTAGTCTACGGGCAGGGCGTCCCGGTCGGGATACCCTGCCCACTCCCTTACTCCCAGCCAGCCTCGCTATCGATATAGCATCGAGTACCGAAAGCCTGCTTCCTGTCCATGGCTGTCGACTCAGGGTCCTCAATGATCCGTGCCCTCTCCGCATCGTCACAAGCAACAATGTGCCTGGCCTCCTGAAGAGTCAGGTTGGCTCTGACTACCTGCGGACGAGGGAGATTATCGGGACCCTTATCCCAGCCCGTCCTCTTCTTCACGACATAGTGTCGCTCGTCGCAACTCATAGTGCCTCAATCTTCTATGACTATGGGTGTGTGTTCCCCAAGGTATCCGCCCTTGATGTTGAACTCATACCACTCGTAGGCTTCAGCCCACTTCCAGTCGTTGTCACGCATTAACACATAAAGAATCATGCACCGGCTGTAGATCACAACCTGCTGATTGAATGCCCCACCGTACCCCACGACAGCCTCGTCGAGACCGTCCCAGAATACCGCTTCGGGGTTTGCTTCTTCCAACCAGCCTCTCACCTCAGCGGCGAGCACGGTTCATGATTTCCTGACGGGTGTCCTGCATTTCCACAGCACCGTTGCCGTCGTCGTCACGAGCCTCAGCCACACCACACAGGCCACCGATCAGCCAGCGTCGAGCGTAGGTGTGCATGCTTGCGAACGCTTGCACGTTCTTCTGCGGTGGCACATACAACTCGGACTTGCGGATCGTAATGTTCTGATCATGACCCCACTCAAGTTGAGCGGTGATCATGTGGCCGTTGGGCTGTTTCTTTTTGGTCACCGTGCGGGTGGTGTTCCCGTTGTGCGTCTCCTCAGAGATCGTCTCGACCTCATCAAAGTACGGCTCAATCTTTGTACAGATTGACAGCCCATGCTTGGCAAGGACAGGCCTGACTGTAGCCATGAGCGTACCCAGGTCCACGTACTCACTCTTGAAGTGAGGGTTCAGGCTGTTCTTGATCGGGTCCTGCAACTCCACCTGTGCGGCGGCGAATGCCTGGGCGAAAGACTTGTGTGCCGGCTTAGTCGAGGCCTTGCTCGTAGTCTTCCTTTTCGGAGTCGAACTGCTCTCGTTCTCCATTGTTACCTTCTTCCGTTCTCTTGCACTCAGCGTCGAGTGCGTTAAACACAATGTCCTTGTCTGCGATTCTCTCGAATGTCTGCCGCACTCCGGGTTGCAGATCTTCCACCCTGTCAGTGCTGACATATCCCTCGGCTGAATACTCAACGGGCAACCTACCCATATAAGTCACAACCAACTGGAAGTCAACGTGTGCATAGAAATCTCCGTCGGGAACTTGGCGGCCTTCCTTCATCGCCTCGATCTCCCTAAGTGCGGCGAGCACTTCTTCTCTACCGTTAAACGTCATCGCCATCTCCCTCCCTGATCTCGAGTGATCTGTAAGTAGACTGCTTGACCTGTACCGTGTGAGCCTTGCGTTCCCGTTTGAAGTAGTTGATTACTCCACCCGTGAACTTGCCCACCTCTGCGTCACCCAGGCTTTCAAGCATCCTCATGCGAGCGGCCTGCTCGTCCTTCTTGGCTTCCTTGAGTGCTATCTTTTTCTGTTGCCAGTCACGAACCAGTATGTCGTCGACGGTTGTGACCTTGTCAGGCACACGCTTCATGCGTTGCAGTGTCTTGGGTGCCGGCACTGTGTCCTTGGGTGGCACCTTCTTCATGACGTTGCCTGTCCAGAACTCATGGCACCTTGCTACGATTGAGTCAATCAGTTCCTCGTCACGCTCGACACGATACATCTTGAAGTTAAGAACAAAGTCCTTAGTCACCAAGGGTACATGGATTACTTGGAATCCTGTCACAAACATTTGCCACTGCACCTGTGCGAGGTAGTAGATTGGGATCTGGTCTGTCCCCTCCTCACCCCAGTTGTCAGGGTTAGCAGTAGACTTTGCTTCGACCCCCTCCATGTCACGATCAAGGCAGATAGCATCCAGTGTTGCCGAGGCATAGGGCACAGTCGGGTGCACCCTGAACTGGTTCCTCTTCAGCCTGCCGAGTTGATCCTCGGCGAAGGCCAGGGTACTCAGTTCAAGATAGTGGCCGGCGGTTGTCGCCTTGTTGCCTGCGTCCTTCTTCTCGAACTCTGCTGTCTTGCTGTAGTACACGTCACTTGCTGTACGCCATGGGCTTACACCCAGCACAGCGGGAACGTCCGACGCCCCAAGGTATTTGTGTCTACGCTTCAGGGCTGTTTCACTCAGCGACATCCAGTGTCCTCCAGTATCTTTCTTCGGGGAGTTCGCAACACCTTGCGAGGTCTTCCCACTCAGGCATGAACGCTCGCAGTTCTTGCTGGAGATTGTACCTGAACTTGTCTAGCCCTGCGGCGACAGGCTCCCGTGGAATGCGGGTATCCGGATCTTCGACATAATCATGCAGGTGTTTGTCTCGTGCGGTGTACCAACACAGGTGAAGCGTCATGAGACCGTTGCTTGCAATCCTGGCTGAGTTAGCCGCACCGTCAGGTGCCACCTCGTCTTGCAGTACTTCGAGCACGTCACAGTAACTCTTCAGCCCGTCGATCTTGACACCACCGACACGAACCCGCTCAATAGATTTGGTTGCCCAGTCTAGCCCTTCGTACATATTGATCTGAGGGAGACGCAGGTGCCGGCCAAACAACTCGTTTGATCTCCTGCTAACCATTCTCCCTGTCAAACCTAGTGCTGTACGCACACGGTACAGTGGGTTGTAGTCACGCCACATATGGTACACGTCACGTACCTCAAAGGCCTCACCGCTTTTGTTGTTCATGCAAATCCTACTCATCGTCGGGCTGTGCATTATCATGGAGCGAACGCTCGCCATATCTCGTACCTCTCTATCAGTGTTGTCGGCTCTACGTTGAGAACCGTTGCCAGTTTCTTCATGTGCTCAGGGGTGGGGCGACGCATCCCGCACTCCCACCTCCTGTATGTTGTATGCTCGACTCCAACCTGTAAAGCAACTTCACTCGTATGCAGTCTAGCACCTCGACGTGCCCGCTTAAAGGGGTTCTCCCGGAGCCACGTCTTCCTCTCAGCAGGATACTTCATGACCTTTTTTCCAAGAAAGAGTTATCAACTACTCGATCACCTATGCGGTAGGAAACTCTTGCAGAAAAGATCATGATCCGTCCTAATGTCACGGCCCTTCTATCCACGCTGTAAAAAATGCGTCAATAAAAAAGTAAAGAATTATCCACGATATAAAAAACATCAAGACTGCCATGAGCCTGTCGAAGAATGTCCTCGGCTTCTCATTCATTACCTTGCTCCTTCCTCAGTTTGTCAAGTTCCCCGTCGGGGTAGACAATCTCATACGACTGCCATCCAACTGCGTCACAAAGGCCCAGCCTGAATGCGTCTGCCTCTGCGTCAGAGAAGAACTTGTAGGTCTCGACGTGGCAATCTTCGTCGGCACCCTCGCCGAATCGAACTGTCACCTTTTGAGTAATGTAATCAGAAAAGTTCTTGTCAATGTATTCGATAGCCTCACCTTCAGCCTCGTCCACTGCACTTTCGTATCCGTGCTGTTCGTGCTCTGGCAAGTCTTCGGGGTTGTCTACTCCGTACTTTTTGAAGAGCGTGTCGATAGGGTTGACCCAGCCCATTTGCTCGGCGATCTCCCACCATTCACCCAGGCTTCTCTCGATACGACTGCTTGTTACAGAGCCACCTACAATCTGACCGCCAAACGCCTCTTCGCATTTCTTGCAGACGTCACCGCAGTGATTGCCATGTGAGTCCTCGAACAAAGCGTACTCCGCAAAGCCAGTGCAGCATTCTGTCCTGCACTTGTATTCCAATGTGAAGTCGTCATACATAATCAGATCCTTCCTCTTTGAGAACGGTAAAGTATTCGTCTGCCACGGCGTAAAGCATTTGTGCCAAGCCCCCCTCCTTTAGGTGGTGCCAGTTGCCCACCGGAGTTTTGAAATGCACGGTACTAAGTTCACCGTGCTCCACATGAAACTCCACTTTGAACTGGAACTTTGCAGACTGCTTATTGACCTCGCCAAACTTCTCAGCGAACTCGTCATTAAAACCCGGGTCACTCAGGGTGACCTCGAAACTAGGGTCAACCATGTGACCCCCTTCTGTTATGGATCGCTCGAACTCTTCGTAATCAATGTGCGTCACCACGCCAAACTGCGTTTCCACCTCGCAGATAGGGCAGTCTCTGAGTACGGCTATCCTGCTAAACCTGTTGTATTGATACAGGACTAACCGGACGACAGTCTTGTAGTCTACCTCTGATTCCTTGCACATATCCCGTGCAATCGCCGGGGTTACATACCCTAACTCTTGAGTGAGAATGAGTCCGACAATCTCCGACTCCCGCTGTGTGGTACCCGGCTCTGTCTGCCAAATCACTTGCTCCATTGTTTCCGTCCCTTCTGTACTGTTGTTAAAAAGAAACAGGCAGGTTTACGGTGGCGGAACCCGCTTTTACCGTTGCAAATACGTAACCTAGTTACGAAGACCGAGGAGCGACCCCGGTTCCTGCCCTTCTCGTCCAGTCGTAAGGACTGGCACCCCGGTTTTATCGTGCCCCGGACGCTTCACAGTTACAGCCGGAAAGATCGCTTGAGTTAGAATCGGTAACTCTCACCTAAGCAACGTGGCTCGGAGTTGCAGTCCCTAGTCGTTTTATTTAGACACCTTCCGACTCGGTGCTCGTGCAGTTGCGTTACCGGGCCGCCTAGGC